ACCAGGACCAGCAGATGAGAACCTGGGCAGTCTCCCGACCCCTGGGCCAGCGCTCCGCTCGCTACGACCAGCGCCACCTGATCAACAGCCAGGGAGGAATCGTCCACACCGAGGGGCCGCCTGACCACGCTGATCAACTTAATAAGAACAGGAGGATCAAATCATGACCGAACCTAACCTAACCCCCGCTGAGCTGATCGAGCTCCACGATCCTACGCCCGAGGCCCCGGAGCCCCTGCGGCTCCCTCGCGAGGCATGGGTGCACCTGATCCAGACCGGCTATGCAGAGACAAGCGATCACATCTATATCTGGAGTGCTGATGGTGTGTCTCGTATCTCCAAGGTTTGGATCGGCCACCCCGACATCTGGAAAAAGTGGCAGGACATGATCCTGTTCTCGGAGGTGGAATCGTGAAAACAAGTTATTATGTAATGACGGGCTCGGCTCGTCAGGAGTGCCCGCGGGCTGTCGACGTTCGCAACCGAATCCAGCAGATCACGAACGAGATCGAGCCCGGATATGATCTGCCAGAAATGATAGAGGTTGTCGCTGTGTTTGAAGCTGGTGAGATCACCATCTGCAAGTGGTTATCAAAATATGGTGATCTTCGGCATAATACCTGGCACGCATGGCCTCAGATTATCACAGCCTGGTGGGAGAAGCTGATCCGGAAAATCAATCACGAGCTCGGCCGACGCTACGCTGAGGAGTATCTGCATCGTGCACACGTTGACGCTGAGGCCGGCGGCGTTCTCCAGGACGATGACCTGATCCGCGACGGCTTCTACCGAGGCCCTTTGAAAACACACCCGGGCTACGTTTCCAGAGCTGAGACGCCCCTGGTGAATCAGCTGGAGCTCTACAGCGGCGCCTACGGCGTCGGATTCCGGCAGCATATCCCCCGGTATGACACGAACAACTACCACTACGTCCGTTACTGGCTGTACGACCAGGGAGGCGATCATCATGGCTAAGCGCAGCTGGCGACCCTATCAGAGCTACTCTCCTGCTAGATATACCCGCGTCGGCATCGAGTCTCTCTCAGATGCGGAGCTGGCCGCTGAGTATAGCAAAATCCGCCGAGAGGTCAAGGAGCGCCTGAGATCTTTCTCCCGGTCTCGCTCCGCTGACGTCCGGGAGATCGGCGCTCAACGTGAGCGGCAGATGAATCTCCCGACACGGGCGGAGCTGAGAGCCCAGGGTGATCCCCGTGGTCTCATGGAGGACCTGATTCTTGAAAGCTACCGGTTTGTGAGCGCCAGGACGTCCACCGTGGCCGGATATGAGGCCACCCATCGGAAGCAGCTCAACGCGCTGCAGGCCAGGGGTTTGGACATCGTCTCGGAGCGCGATCTCTCATCGTTCGGCAAATTCATGGACTACGCTCGATCCAGGAAGCGGGCAAAATTCAAGGCGTCCGACCCGAAAGCCGGCACGATTAGCAGCAGCGCAGCTGCCTATGATCAGGCTATGAGACAGGGGATTTCCCGGTCTGAGCTTCAACGGCATTATCAATTCTATATTGATCAGATCGACGGTGGGTCTCAGTCATTGGTCAAATGGACACCTGAGGAGGGCGCTCGCTGGCGTAAAGAGAAGAATCAGCAGAAACAGAGTAAAAAGTAGGAGGTGGATCTATGGACCGCTGCGAATGGGTTTCACCTCTGGAATGGGATCCCGGTATCATTCGCACGGCCCAAATTGCGAAGCGCCGTCAGGGCAATCCGGGATCCAAAGTTAAAAAGCTGCAGATCCTCGATATTCCGGCGGCGTTTGACATCGAGACCAGCCACACCCCAGGCCGTGAGGATGCACACCTTTATCACTGGCAAATGCAGATCGGCCTGGAAACCCCGACTATTCACGGGCGGACCTGGGACGATCTCCGGCAAATGCTGGATCGGCTCCGGATCGCGATCCCGGATGGGAAGCAACTGATTATCTACGTGCATTTTCTATCATTTGAATGGCAGCACCTCCGGACAGTTTACCCGTTCACAAACGAGGAGATCTTCTGCACCGGCCCACGCACGATCCTATACGCTCGAATGTTTGACAGCAAGATCGAGTTCAGATGCTCCAATCTGCTTACCAATCTATCTTTAAGCGAATGGACCAGGAAAATGGGAGTCGCTCACCCGAAGCTGGATTCTGATACCTACGACCATGATCAGATCCGCTTCCCCTGGACCCAGCTGAGCGAGGATGAGCTTCTCTACTGCCGGAATGATGTGCTGGGTCTCTGTGAGGCCCTGGTGGAGCAGATGCGGCGCGAGGGTGTGAACCTGGCAACCATTCCATACACCAGCACCGGCTTTGTCCGTAAAGACATCAAAGCCGCCATGAAAAATTGGAGCAGGCTGACGATCCGGAAGATCCAGCCGACGCCTGAGTGTTATCGGCTGCTGCGTGAAATGTTCCGCGGCGGAGACACCCACGCAAACCGTCACTGGGCCGGCGAGCTGATCTCCAACGCCGGCCACATTGACCGCAGCTCCTCCTATCCCGACGTATTGGTCAACTGTCGTTTTCCCATGTCTCCATGGCGGCGCTGGATCCGGCTCACCGTGAGTGAGCTCTACCGGTTAAAACGTCTGGATATGGCTCTCGCCATGCGGATTCGCTTCAAGGGCCTCCGGCTCAGATCGGTCTCCATCGGAGACCCGCCGCTCTCATTTTCCAAGTGCCGGGCCGTCCTCAATTACTGGCTGGATAATGGCCGCGTGCTATGCGCCGACTCTCTGATAACCTGCATCAATGACATAGATCTTATGGTCTACGAGGACGCTTATACCTGGGATGAAATGGAGATCCTGGAGGGATGGTATAGTCAATATGATTATCTCCCGGATCCGCTCCGGCAGCTGATCATCTTCTACTACAAGCAGAAAACCGAGCTCAAAGGTGTGACCGGCGAAATCGACGGTGTAGATGCTGAGGTACTCTATACCAAATCAAAGAACCGGATTAACGCGATTTATGGGGACATGGTTAGAGACGTGGCCAAGCCTGACGTGGTTTTCAACGGTATCAAGTTTGAGCCCGGCGAGGATGATCTGGAGGATAAGCTGGAGAAGCATAGCCGGAAAGCCTACAATGCATACCAGTGGGGCGTCTGGTGTACCTCCTGGGCACGTTTCCGGCTATGGGAAATGATCAGCAAGGCCGGCCGAAATTACGTCTATGGCGACACCGACAGCTTAGTCCACGTGGGCGAGCTCGACGTCTCAGACTACAACCGGCAGCGGATCAAGGACAGCAAAGCCAGCGGCGCCTATGCCGTGGACTCAAAAGGAAAGACTCATTACATGGGCGTATTTGAGGCTGAGGAGACCCATAAAGAGTTTATCACCTGGGGCTCAAAGCGCTACGCCTATCGCAACCAGGACGGCAGCATAACCACCACAGTGGCAGGCGTCAGCAAGCGCCTGGGACCGGCGGAGCTGGCACTGCATGGCGGCCTGTCCGCGTTCCAGCCCGGAATGATCTGGACCATGGCAGCGGGCACCGAGCACAAATATAATGATCTAACCAGGGAGGTGATAACCATTGACGGCCACCGGCTGGAGCTGGGGCCAAACATCTACATTACGCCCAGCACGTACAATCTCAAATTGGACAGCCGTAAACACGGCTACGCAGAGCTGATCGAGGATCCGGACTGCTGGACTGAGATCCTGGACGACGCTCGATCATTCGACGGTTTTGAATCTGAATTTAATTAAGTAAAGGAGAAATTATCATGAAAGCCAGAACCAACACCAACACCAACACCAACACCCAGCGCGAGGAGAGACAGCCCATCAACGTGACGGGCTACGAGATCCACAGAGTCATTGCCGGCAGCGACGGCACGCCTATGTTCAATATGACGATCAACGGGATCACCGTCTATGGCTGTAAGATCATGGCCCGGAAATCCGACGGTGAGGCGTTCCTCGCCTGGCCCAGCCAGAAGGGTCACGACGGCAAATACTATAACGTCGCTTTCGCCAAACTCAGCGACGCCGACCAGGAGGCCATCATCACTGAGGTCTACAAGATGATGGACAACGCGAAATGAATCTCTACACCCCGGAGGGGTGGATCGACGTCCCGGCCATCGAGGCCGGGGCGCCGACCTTTAACGTGGGCTACGGCGCCCGCGGCATCGGAAAGACGTTCGGCTTCCTGGCCGATATGGTTATCGACCACCCGCGAAAATTCCTCCTGATGCGTCGAACCCAGGTCCAGGCTGATCTGATCGCCTCCAGCGAGTTCTCACCGTTCAGGGCGCTGGATAAGGTCCGCGGCAGCTGCACCACCACCCGGAAAATCAACAAATATCTGGCCGGTGTCTACCAGGCCGAGACGTTGAGCGACAGGCGCCTGGCGCCGTCAGGGCTCCCGATCGGCTACGTGGCCGGACTCTCCACGATCCATAATATCCGAGGATATGATATGGACGTGGATGAAATCATCCTGGATGAGTTTTGCCCGGAAAAAGGAGAGCGCCCGATCAAGGATGAGTTTGACGTTTTCCGAAACGCCTATGAAACGATAAACCGCAACCGTGAGCTGCAGGGCAGGCCGCCGATCAGAGTATGGCTGCTTTCAAACTCCAACCGCCTGGATAATAACTATTTCATTGGTCTCCGGATCGTAGAGACCGTGGACCGTATGACCCGGAAGCATATCCCGGTCTGGCGTGATGACAAGCGCGGCCTGCAGGTGATCAATTTCTGCGACAGCCCGATTTCCAAAAAGAAAGCGGAGACGGCGCTTTATCAGCTTACCGAGAAAGACAAGTTTACCAGCATGGCGCTGGATAATGAGTTTGCAGCAGAGAGCCGGAGCCGGACCGGATCCCTGCCTTTGAAAGAGCTCATTCCGCTGGTGCAGATCGGTGAGCTTGTGATCTACCGGCACAAGGGCAGCCGCCAGCTCTATGGCAGCCTGCACCGCTCCGGCAGTCCGGAAGTGTTTTCCACAGACGACGCCGGGATAGACAGATTTGTATCAAAATACGGCTGGCTGTGGGATTCGTACATGGATGACGAAATCCTGTGGCAGACATATCTCCCGGAAATCCTCTTCCGGCGGTTTTTCAATGTCGCGTATTAAATTCAATTTAATTCAATTTAATTCAACCGGAGGGCTTGACAGCTCTCCGGTTTTCATGTATATAATAAAGTAGGATCTGCTCATGGACAACCGCCGGAAGCGGTGAGCGAGGGCACGTCCAGCCCGAATAGGATCCTCCGCTGATCCGTAGGGCCCGCAAGGGCCCTATGGCAGCCGGAAAATAACGGGAGGTGGTTCTATGGACGAAATTATTCAGTTGATTACCCAGGTGGGGTTTCCAATTGCGGCCTGTGTTGCTGTCTGGCTTGACGGCCGGAAACGTGAGGACAAGTTGATGGCCATGCTGCAGTTCAACACGGAGGCGATGACCCAAACCTCGACGGCCCTGGACCGGCTGACCGACGCGATCAATAATAAGGAGGTGTGACTGGTGAGCAAACTCCAGGAGTTTCTTGCCCTCGCCCGGGCAGAGATCGGAGTGGCCGAGGATCCGCCCGGCAGTAACTGCGTCAAGTACAACACCGCCTACTATGGGCACAGCGTTTCGGGTGACGCGTACGCCTGGTGCGTTGTATTCATCTGGTGGCTTATGCGACAGATCGGCCTCAGCGACCTCTATTATGGAGGAAAGAAAACCGCGAATTGCAGCGCGATCTGGGGCTGGGCCCGCCAAAACGGACTGATTGTCCAGGAGCCGCAGCCCGGCGACTGGGTGCTGTTTGATTGGAACGCCAATCAGAGCCCCGATCACATCGGCGTAATCGAGAGCGCCGACAGTCAGTATATCAACACCATCGAGGGTAACGTGGATAGCTGCGTTAAACGTATGCACCGAGCCCGCGACAAGAAAATCGTGGCGTTTATCCGGCCCGCATGGCCGGCAGAGCCCGCCACAGAGTACGTAACCAGGAGCGAGCTGCGGACCATACTGCAGCAGGCTCTGGATTATATCAGTTAGGAGGACAATATCATGAAACTGGACGATATTCTCACGCTCTCCCGTGCTGGATTCACGGCAGCTCAGATCTCTCAGCTCGCTGAGCTGGAAGATGGTTCCCACCCGGGCCAGCCGGAACAGCCGGAACAGCCGGCGCCTCAGCCCGATCCCCAGCCGACGCCTCAGCCCGATCCCCAGCCGACGCCTCAGCCGGCACCGGATCCCATAGCTGCCGTGATGGCTGAGATCACCAAGCTCCGCGAGCAGATACAGCAGAACAACAGAGCCGGAGCGCAGCAGCCTCCGGATCCCCAGGTTTTGACGGGCGATCAGATCCTGGCAAACGTCATTCGCCCTGCCAGAAAAGGAGGTTAAATTATGGCAAACGTGAATACTGATTTTCTCTATCAGGCCAGTACACTCCTGGCCAACATCGTCTCTCAGGCCACCGGCCAGTCTGTCATGGCGCCCGCCAGCGTGGGCGAGTTTACCAGTGTGGCGACCACCGCCGTCCGGACCGGCTACGACAAGGTTATGAACGCTCTTAACCTGATGTGGGGCCGGACCATCTATGCCGTCCGTCCCTACAGCGCGAGGCTCACCGGTTTGGAGATGGACATCGAGCGCTGGACCAACGTAACCCGGAAGATCTCCTATGCCGACACCCCCGTGGAGCCTGACCAGCGTTTCCTCTGGCCCGCCGGCTATGATGCCAGCGAGACGGAGAATCCGCTGGGCAATGGTGTATCCGTCGATATGTGGAAGATCCACAAGGACGATATTCTCCAGACTCAGTTTTACGGTCAGTCTGTCTACCAGGATTGCCGTACTGAGTTTGTGACTCAGCTGGAGGCCGCGTTCCGCGGTCCCGAGGAGCTGATGGCCTACAACGCCAACGCGATCCTGAACCGCTCCAACAAGCTGGAGCAGTACCGTGAGAATCTTGCCCGGGCCGTCCTGCTCAACCTGATGGGCAGCCTCTACTACATCGGCAACGCTCTGGCGCCTCTGGGTGACTCCAGCCGCGTGATCCACCTGCTCACCGAGTACAACACCGCGCTGGGTCTGACCGGCGACGACGCGCTCACAAGCCAGACCGTTCTCCGGCCTGACAACTACCCCGGCTTCATGCGCTGGGTCTACGCCCGACTGGCTACACTGAGCGACATCTTCGCCTGCCGCTCTAGTCTCTATCAGACCACTGTGAATGGCAAGGTGATCAACCGCCACACTGGCGCGGAGAACACCAAAATCTACATTCACTCCAACTACCTGCACGAGATGGACAGCATGGCCCGGTCCGTCACGTTCCACGAGGACCTGCTCCGGCTGGCCGACGTGGAGGCTGTGCCCTACTGGCAGAGCATCAAGGACCCGACCAGCATCGATCTCGCCAATGTGGTCAGCCTCACCAACGTGGACGGCAGCACCATCACCAGCGCCCTGGCTGCCGGTTCTACGCCGCTGCCGAACGTGTTCGGTGTCGTGTTCGACCGTGACGCTGCCGGCTATGCCATCACCAATAGGTTCGACTGGGTCACTCCCGGCATCAACAGCGCCGGCGGTTACTTCAATACGTTTAATCACATGAACGTCAAGACCATCCAGGACACCACCGAGAAGTGCGTCCTGCTCATGATGGACTAAGAGGGAGGTGTGAGCCGTGGCTTTTAACGTGAATTTCTGGACGTTCAGTAAGAAAGAAAAGAGCACGGCTCAGCCGGCAGGCCAGGCCACCGTTTACAACTGTGTTGCCAACGGCGACCTGGACCTGCTGGCGCCTCGCGTCCGTCTGAACGTCGCGCTCAACACCACCAATAAGCCTACCGTCTATAACTACGCCCAGATCCCGGCGTTCGGTCGCTACTACCACGTGACCGCCTGGACCGTGCGAGACGGGCTATGGGAGGCTCAGCTGGAGGTTGATCCCTGGGCGAGCTGGAAAAGCGGGATTGGGAGCTATAGCACCTATGTTTATCGCAGCTCCAACACGTTTAACGGTGATGTAATTGATTCTCTCTATCCGGCCAAAGCCAAAAAGTTTACAACGACGACAGCTATTACATCACCGTGGCTTACGGGCACTGTACCTGTGATCGGAGTAGTCTCAGGCGACGACGTCCGATATTATTCCATGGGCAGCTTGGCGCTGCAGGATTTCCTGGGTAAACTATTCTCAGATGATTACGCAGCCGCGCTGCTGGGTGTGCTGAATATTTCCAGCTATCCAGAGGCAAAGATCGCAGTAAATCCGCTGCAGTATGTTGTAACCACGCATAGAGTGCCGCTATCTCCGCAGCTGGGGAACACGCAGCTGTCGTCCTTGCAGGTGGGTGGAGTTACGATCGGTACTTCGCACGTGTTCAGGGAGATAATTTATGAGGGGCAGACGTCGGTACGCCATACCATAGCAAAAGCAAACTATCCTGTTCACCCGCAGGCGGCGTCCCGCGGCAGCTGGCTCAACGTGGCTGATATGGAGTACAAGCTGCATATTCCGCCGTTCGGGATGGTAGACATCCCCAGCGGAATTATGTGGGACGCTGACTCAATCGGTTACGAGATCCGATGCGACGTCAGAACAGGCGACGCTCACATGGACGTGATCGCTGTCTCCGGTGGGTCTGATATTATTATCAGCCGCATCCAGGGCAACCTGGCCATCCCGTTCCCGCTCACCCACGTTTATAGTCTCGCTAGTTCCCCCGTTTACAGTTATCAATCTGATAGCGTTTTAGGCAATATCGGTCAGCTGGTAGAGGACGTGACAACGACTCTCGGCGGAAAGAACGCCATCGGAAACGCCGTGATGAAACGAGCTAACCGTCTCAGTATGTCGGGAACCGTTGGCAGCTCCGTAAGCTATGAGGGTCCCTGTTACCTGGAGGCTTCCTGGCATGAGTTTGTCGACGACGACAACAGTGAGAATGGCCGCCCCTTGTGCGAGATCAAAACAATCGCTAATATCCCCGGATACGTGCAGTGTTGCTCTGATGCTCTCTCGATTGCCTGCACGACTGAGGAGCTGAACGATATCAAGGCCGGAATGGAAAGCGGGTTTTATTATGAGTAACCTGCAAGGCGCCTACAACTGGGCAATCAATATGTGCAACCGCTCAATGATAGCCTATGATCAGAGTTACCGGAATATGCAGGTGAGACCGGCTGATCAGCGAACCTGCTTCGACTGTTCCTCATTCACGTTCTTCGCGCTCTGGCTTGGAGGGCAGTTTGACGTGGGCTCCCTGGGCTTCTCCACGACGTTGAGCGACTACACGTCGATCCCGAATACGGCTAACGCCTGGGTGGTATCCACGTCGGAGACCTATCTCCCGATGCTTGGATGGACCTGCTACAACGTCGGGCAGATCACGCCGCAGGCCGGTGATATCGTGGTCCGGATCGCGGAGCACTGTGAATTTGTTTACTCCGACGCGCCGCTCACGCTCATGGGCGCTCGCAACAGCAGTCTGCCGTATGACGACCAGGTATCAATCCACCAGGTATCTGATCTCTCATGGTACAACCATATCTGGCGTTTCGGCAGCACACCGCCCACGCCCGGCGGATCAATTCCACCCTGGCTGTTAAAGGCAGCCATCGACAAACAGAGAGGAGGGCTGATCTGATGCCCTATTACTATGAGCTAATTAATGCGCTGGATTCCCAGATCCAGCCCGGCACGATCCACAGCCAGAACAGCGGCGCCGTCCGCTACTACCGGCGCTATCTTCTCCAGCGGGCTATGAGCGCGTTCCGGGTCACGGCGCCGGAGGGCTGGGAGAAACCCTATATGCTCTACAGCATTTTCGGAATCGGCTTCATTGCCGTCCTGGAGACCGATCGGTTCGGCGTAATCCCGTCCTGGGGCTCGCTCTCCGGCCGTGGTGTGCAGTTCCAGCCCACCCACGTCACACTCAATAACCCGCTGATCGCAACCAAGGATCCGCTGGAGATCGGACTTGACTGCGCGATCATCCGGCTGCAACCGGACTACGGCGGGATCATGGACCTGGTCAACGACTACGCCGAGGCCATGGCCCTGACGTCTCAGCTGTTCTCCGTCAACACGCTCAACAGCCGGCTGTCTTTTGTGTTCGGAGCTGCTTCCAAGCAGGCAGCCGAGAGCTACAAGGCGGCTATGGATAAGCTCTACGCCGGGGATCCTATGGTGGTTTTGGATAAGAGCCTGATCACCAAGGACGGGGCGCCCACCTGGCAGCTGCTCCTCCAGAACGTAGGCGAAAACTACGTGGCCGGCGAGGCGCTGGAGAATCTCCGCCGCCTGGAATGCAAATTCAACAACGAGATCGGGGTCCCGGCCAACCTGGCCACGCAGAAAAAGGAGCGGACGATCTCCGCGGAGGTGGAAGCCAACGACGCCGAGACCTATAGCCGCGCTGATATGTGGCTGGAAAACCTCCGAGAAGGTTGTCAGCAGGTCCGTGATATGTACGGCGTTGACGTCTCTATCGACTGGAGAGTGAATCCTATGGAGGAGGTGATCACGGATGAGACTGAGCTTTCTCGGGATGGTTCAGCAGGTTCCGGATCTGATCAATAGCACCACTTTCCCGCTGCCGGAGGGCCTGGATCATGAGACGTTGGATCCCATGCTCCTGGCGGAATGTGCTGAGCTTGAGATCCTTTACCCTGAGCCTGTGATCCTGGGCGCCGTGATCAAGGCGTGGGCCACGTCTCGCGGACCGGCATGGGAGCGGATGATGGCAGCGCTCGACGCTGAATACTCGCCCATCGAAAACTACGACCGTAGTGAGACCTGGACCGATACCCGGAACCTGGCCGATAATCACACCGGCCAGACCGCGACCCAGAGCACCGGCCAGACTGCCGGCAGCGGCAGCGACACGGAAACGGTGGCCGGCTTCAACGAGACCGGCTTCACCAACAAGGGCAAGCATGAGGTGTCATCCGCAGAATCCACCAATTCAAACGTGAGCGCCTCCACGTCAGTGGCAGACACGCACACCGGCACCGTCTCCAGAACCAGCCGAACCCATGGTAACATCGGCGTGACCACGGCCCAGGCTATGGTCGAGGCGGAGGTCAGTCTCCGGCGGATGGACATCTACCAGATCATTATTAACGAGTTTCGGCAGCGGTTCTGCCTGCTGATCTATTAAGGGAGGTTTCAATATGGCTTTTAATCAGTTTCCCTATACCAACTTTCACGAGCTCAACGCGGACTGGATCCTGAACAAGATGAAAGAATCCCTGGCCGCGCTGGAGGAGGCTCTGGAAGGCGTCTCCAGCTACGAGAGCAGACTGCAGCAGGCTGAGCAGGATATCGACGCCCTGGAGGATAGCCGCGTTTCCTATGCCGCGGAGCAGCAGCTCAACAGCGGCCAGCAGCTGACGGCCAGAGGCAACATCGGCGCCGCGCCTGCTATCGGTGTGGTCTACTACAACCAGGATCAGGCGCTCTCTGAGGAGTACAAGGCCCGGGCCAGAGCCAACATCGGAGCCGCGGACGCTGCAGTTATGCCTGACGTCTCGGACGTGGTCAGAACCTCGCCTCAGACGCTCACCGGCGACCAGAAGCTCCAGGCCCGTGAGAATATCGGCGCGGCCGAGAATACGCTGCCTGGGGCTGTCAGGTACAGCGCCGCGCAGTCTCTTACGGACGCCGAGAAAGTACAGGCCAGAGAGAATATCGGCGCGCAGGTGGCCGGGACTTACGTTCGTTGCACCAGACAGGACCTCACGCCGACGGAGCAGTACACGGCGCGCGCTAACATCATCGCGGGCGTTGACCCTGTTTTCGTCCACGTAGCGCCTAATGAGCTTGATACCGGCTACGAGTCGAACTATAGTATTGACTATATTCAGACGGCTCTTGGTAGGGGGCGCTACGTTATCATGTATTTCACGCCGATTAGCTATAGTAGTACGTTCCTGGTGAATTTCGAGCTTAACGAGAATACCGGCACGCTCACGGGTGACATCATCCTCCCCGTTGGTCCGTTCTCTCTCGGCTCTACGAAGATCTACCACATCTCAATCCAGCAGGTTTCCGGTTCTCCCGACACCATCACAGTAACCGATAATGACTATAGGCTGCTCCCTGCCTCATCGATGGCTGACGCCGGCAAGGTGCCAATTGTCAATTCTTCCGGTGTGGCGCTCTGGGCTAACCTGGTCACTGTCAACACGGTCTCGGGCGCAACGCCTACAATCACACCGGCAGACAAGAACGTCTATAACTGTGGTGAGCTCACCAGCCTGACGCTCAGCTCGCCTCCGGCCACCGGGTCCTACTCCATTGTCTTCACGTCCGGCACCACGCCGACGACCATCACCGGCGCCACCGGGATCCTGGGCCTGGAGAGCTTCACGCCGGCCGCCAGCACGATCTACGAGATCAACGTCCTGGACAACCGGGCAGTCGTCGGCAGCTGGGAGGTGAGCCCCTGATGGACGTTCTGAGTGAGCGCCGGAGGGCGCTGATGGGCGGTGCTGATCGCAACGGTATGGTTGACGGTGAATACACAATCGATGCTGAAAACAAAGTTACCGTCACGCAGGGGCATAGCGTTACGCTAAGCGGGCCTGCCATTGTAAGCACGGAGTACCGAATCCCCCTGAAAACCCCTGTAGATGTCACTCAGAGTGGAAGCGCCTATATGGTTTATGTTGGCACTATTCAGGGAATGGGAATCAGATTCTATTTTTCTGACAACACAAATTATGGCGTAGACCACACGGGGGGAGAGATCAGAGCTAATCCGCAAGAGCCGTTTGATATCCCGGTTTTGGGCGTAGGAAAAACACTGATCGGGCTGAGTTTCGGTTATAGATCTGCGGTGCATGGCTGGGACAATGATTCGTACACATGGACGCTGGTTG